GGAGTTCTCTTTGCCCAATTCCATCATTTGCTTCTGATGTAATGTTAGCTCACTCATATTTAGTACTCGGTACATTAGTAAATTCATTATCACAGGCGCGTTGCCAGTATTCATACTCCTCGGTCCATAGCTCCGCATATGCTACATCTTGATATTCTGGGAACCAAGGGCCACCTAAAGTATAATGTATTACATCGGGCTTTGCAGATTGATATGCTGATATATGGGGGCTGGAGCCCTCAATCCAATTATATGTTACTGGTAGAGAGCCTATGTCTTTGTCATCAAGCCAATCAAATGCATGCAAATTAGCTCCCATTTCGCTGTTAATCTTTTGCACTGTTAAATGCTTATTCTTTGGATGCCCACAATTCCATAACACAAAGCTTGACCAGTTTTTGCGGTAATATTTATGCTGTGGCTCACCGTCCATCTTTGGCTTTTCTTCTGGCTTGTAATTATGCTTAACCACCATGCATGCATATTTATCATCACATAGGTCAAATAATTTCTTAATATTACTAGTGAATATCATATCACTATCCATAAATAGCGCCCATCCCCGGTAATTATTCAGGAATGGCACTAAGAACCTGGTGTGTGAAAATTCAGTACTAAAAGGCTTCAAATCAATTAAATCATAACGGCTTCCTTCTGTGGCATGCGTCATCCAAGGCCGATAGAAGCAACCTTGCTTCCGTAAGTCTTTATGTTTCAGGGGGATTATATTTATAGGAGTTTTCTTTGCGTGTCGCGTGATAGTATGCTTACATACCTGATAAGCAACATCTTCACGTGAATCCCAGCCTATGTAAATATTATGCATGCAACATCCTCCATGCTATACCGCCCTTAATCTCTTCCAGTGTGAATTGATTGTAGCTTGCGAATCTAAGTAATTTCTCTACCTGATTAACTGAAGGAACATTTACACTTCCAGTTAGCAAAGACTGCACATCATTACCAGTCCATTTATGGGCAATGCTATAACTTGGTGCAATTACAGGTATGCGTTTTAAAGAGGCGTCAACAGCCACATTACTGTTGAACGTAATAACACAAGACGCATCCATTAAATCATGCTCCAGTGGCGTTGTGTCGCCTTTCTCTCTTACCTTGACCGATTTATTATTTAATAGCGTTTTTGTATCTTTCAGCCATTTACCGGGCGTGAGATTGTAGTATTCCTCTATGTATTCAGTAGGAGGACAAATAATTATACGGCCTTTAGGATTGTGATAACTTTTCTCTGCTATAGTAAATTTAAGCTTATCTAGCCTATCAGAAGGATATTTGCGCTGGTGGCTATAAACAGCCTGTAAGCCATTCTTACTAATACGGTAATACCCATCAAAATGATTTGGATTTATATAGCCTCGGTCTACTTCGTAATAATCCACCCCTTGACTGGCATTGTGGCGGAATATATCACCAGTCCCACGAAGTATACCATAACCAACAGCGACATACTTGTTAGTAGAATTAAAGTAATTAGGAGCCCATTCAGTATGTTTGAGGATATTTTGAGGAATGCCAGCATGCAAGGCCATGCTTATGGTTTCATTTATCTGGTGGCCAGTATGCCAAATGTAAATCATTCTAACCTTTCCGAACCACCAGAAAGAGATTAATGCAATAATATAAATATATTATAATATATTTATATGGTCAATTGTTTTTTCTTATTTGCCGCTTTGCTTCTTGTATAGCCGCTTTAAGCCTGTCACTTTTTGTTGTAATGTAAGGGCGGGAAGCGCAGCCATAACTAACACAGTCAAAAATATGATCTTCTTGTTCTGTGTCAGGCCCCTTTTCTGGATGTCTTTCATCTAGTTGTAAATCAGGTACAGTGCGCCAAAAATGCTTACATCCAACCGCAATATAAAACATAGGACCATCTTCATCACCAGCAATACGCGCTCTTATTTCCTCAAAATTACCTATCCGGCCTTTCCTTGATTGCTCCATGAGAAAGCGCCCATTTGTTGCCTCGTACATTTTCTGTTGCACACTAGGCCCATCATGTTCAGCCCACATAGCAGTATCACCTACACGATAATCCATTTCCTCGCCGTTATCTTCTTCTATGTCCAATATTTGCTTTGCTACAACGCTACTTTCTAACCTACAACCTTCATTGGCTTTTCCATTCCAGCCATAATATTCACGATATAATATCAAAGCTCCTTTTGGTATTAATCTTTCAGGCCATTCATCCTTTGCCTTAAGAATTAGATCAGAATCCACCACACAGAACCAACACACAGCAAAAGGCTTTGAACTTCCCCAATCTATAACCATGAACTTAGTCCATTCTTTAGGAACATGAAAATCCCTTATCATGTGCTTATCACGCCTAAGCTTCTCTAATGCCGCGCCAGCCGTAATATCCCATAGACCATAACGCATTGCCTTCACAAGATCAGGCGAGCCCAGCCCTTCAAGGCGCTGTTCATAGCCAGGATCATTTTCTAACAATGATGGATTATCTTCAAGTAAAGCTGGAATAAATTGCCTTAGCATCCCCCCTTCTTCCGGGGTCATGCGCTTAACTTCAAAAGGAATTAGCATATCGACAAAAGTTTGCTTAACAAATGTATGGCCAACGTTACCAGGATTGCTGCCACAAATAATCTTTGGTAAGGTAAAGTCTTCTCCAAATATCTTATGTATAATTTCTGGTATTGGTGGCGGCATGCGAACGCGATTGCGAAGGAAGCGATAGATGACATCAGTAAAATGGGTAAGCTCATCAATAAGTAACACATGTATTTCCGCTCCTTGGTATTTATATCTATCCTTTTCATGTTGACAATGACAAAGGAATATTTTTGCATTGTTTTTATTATTCCTTATCTCGCCTTCAATTATTGTAATTAATCCAGATGCCACAAATGAAGCCAATAAACTTCTAAACCCGCTCTCCCCTTCAAGGTGATTTTTTTCTAAATCAGCACTTAAACGCCGGAATAAATATATTTGAATATTTGGAATGTAAATTAAGCATATAATAGCAATAATACGCAAGAGGTGGCTCTTACCTCCGCCAGCAGCCCCGCCGTATAATATTTCCGTGGCCTCTGTTTCTAATACGAATGTCTGTTTGGGATGAAGGTTAAAATTAACCATTGTTACACTTTTTTAAGTCTTTTTAGGTCTAGACTCGTAATTTTTAGCATATTTAGAAAATATCTGTCATAAATACGATTAAAACACATCCCGTTTGTAACATCAATTACTACTGCCACCTAGATTCTTTGTATTCCATAAATTGATATTTAATACTTCGTAATTCTATTGCATCACCAAATAAGAATATACTAACAATCCCATATATTCTGCCGCATTTACAAATATATCGTCTAGCGGCATCATATTTATCCTGATACATTCTGTTGGCAGCGGCTCTATATGCAATATTCTCCTGCCGTCTACTAATGAATATCCTTATCCTATTCTTCAATTAACGTCCCATCCATTCTCGTTGAATCTCCATGACGGCATAAAGTCTTTATAAAAATAATCTCTTGCATGAGGTAAATTTGCCTCAGCGCCTATATCAAGTACATATTCTTCATTATCTAATTCTACTACCAATATCATGTGAGATTTTCCTTTATAATCTCCTGACCATAGGTTTAATTGGCTTGGCTTCCATCCAGCTTTTCTAAGAGCGTAATATTTGCATACACTAAATCCCTTGCAGTCAGCGCTATCACTGGCTTTAAATTCTTCTGGAGTAGGCCATTTGAGATTAGACTTGTAAGCCTTATTATTACAATCAGCATTGATTTCACGTAGAGTAGTGTAATTAGGTTTTTTAGTGCCGCTCGTTATTGGCTGCCTTTTTAGAACGTTATTCCATTCTTTTAATACTTTAAAATCACTCGTTTTATTTATTTCTCTGGCATAATTTTGTATACTCGTTATATACATTGGATGATCTGCCGCATACGCCTGCGATGTGAATAGCAATATAATAATTAATAAATATCTCATTTACTTACTCTTTAGGCGCATTATAGTTCTTTGTAACTACTACTTGTGGAACGCCCGTATTGTTCTGGTTGATGTCCTGCTTATCAGCCCAGTTAAATCGATTCTTCATGTTCATGTACCACAATGTAGGATTAAACGATTCACTATGAAGATTCTTCCTACCGTTCTTTTCCCACCAAGCTTGTGATAACTCACGACCTTTTTTTATGGTTAGTGAAAATCGCTCCTCTTCTTCTATCCAGCGCTCCCATAAGTCTTGTGAGAAGCTGCCCCTTTGCATCCATATATAAGCCCGTATCTCTACATCTGATGCGCCTTCTGAATACTCATGCAATATATAAATAAATTGCTCGTCTATTAAATTACATGGCTCCTTCGGCCTGCCTAACTCTGCCATAAAATCCTCTTATCAACTCAATAAGTATTTATAATACAATACCCTTGTCTTAATGGCAAATTATTTTCTTAATCCCGCCAACTCATCCATAACCCTTTTAAGCTGATATGTATCTTCTTGTGAGACTATGCGTAGGGATTCGTTATCAGCTTCTAGT